CACGGACAATCGTCTGGACGTCACCACACAGCTTGGCATAGTTGAAGACCCACTCGTCAGTCTCCCGGTCCAGATTTATGTACTTGACAAGGTTGAAAGACCCAAGCAAGCAAGCGCCGTTGGGCGGAAGAGGCTGTTCCGAGCAAGGATTCGTAGCGTCAATCTTCTCGCAATACCACAGATTGTTCATATCGTTGATACGGTCAAGGAAGATCACACCCGGTTCAGCATAGTCCCAAGTGGACATCATGATCTTGTTCCAAAGGTCTTCCGGATCAATAGTTTTGTACGGGACATTCTCAAACTGAAGGGTATATGGTTTCTTGTTGATAAGGGCTTCCATGAAGTCATCCGTAATGCCCACGGAGATGTTAAAAGCCGTCAGGGCATGGGAGTTCTGCTTGGATTCGACAAATTCGGAGATGTCGGGATGGGATACGGGAAGGATACCCATCTGTGCGCCTCTACGATGGCCTGCAGAGCTTACTGTCTTGCAGACGGCATCGAAGATATGCATGAAGCTGATTGGGCCGCTGGCGGCGCTCCCAAGGGTTTTAATGGGGGTTCCACGGGGGCGGATAGACCCGAAGTTGTAACCAACCCCACCACCTCGGCGCATTGTCTCGGCAGCTTCGGTAGCCCTCTGCATAATACCGCCATTGTTTGTGAAATTGTCGTGGATATCCCCGGACACGAAACAATTGTAAAGAGTTACTTCCCGACCAGAACCAGCTCCCGTCTGGATACGTCCAGCAGGAAGGAAACGCTGTTCAAGCAGCACTTCGAGCACATCTTCTTCATGACGCATATTACCCTTATCGGCCAATGCCTTGGCAACTCGTACCATAGACTGTTCAAAGGTTTCGCCCGGAAGACGGTACTTTTCTGAGTGAAGCTGCTGGGAAATCTTGAGGGTGGGTCCGTATGTGGGGGAATTTTTAAACATAGTTGTACGTTGCTCCGTTCGATGCTCGTTCGTCGGCCTTTATTAAAATAAGGTTGGTTGGGTGAAAGTTCGAAGTATATCACAACCCTTTTTATGGGGTTGTAAGGGTCTCTTCCTTGACGTTATAGGTCAGATTTGAGCGAACGGAGTAAAGCTTATTGCCCAAATGATCCATTTCACGAAGAACCGTAAACTTCATATTGTAGGTAGGAATACCCTGTGACTTGTAATAGTCCTTGATGCGTTCAATAAGCAGGTAACTGGCTTTGAGTTCCCCAAGATAGTCTTTCATAGTTTAACTCCTTTTTCACGAAGATTGCGACACAGGTTTTCAATACCGTTGAAGGCTTTTACAACACTCTGGATTTCGATGCAAGCCAAAACGTACTCTTGTCCTTTGCCATTTTCCTGTTCGTGAAAGAATCTAATTGCTTCGTAATAGTGGTTGAAGTTCTTTTCAATCAGATGATGTTCGATCAGGTCTTTCAAGTGCCTGTCCAGAACACCTCTCCAAAGCTTTACTTGTCCTTCCAACAACGTATCCTGCGGAAGGGGGAAGGACGTAAAGTATCCGTTGTAAAGAATCCTGCGGAGACGAGCAGTCTTCCTGCGAATGGTGACGTTATCCCAGTTCATCAATCCACGCTTTCGGAAGGTGCATCCCGATGTGGAATGCGAGATTGTGCTTGTTGCACCACTCGGAATAACGAGTCTTGCTACGCTTGGAAATCCTGTTGTCAGACATGAACAACATGCGGACATCCATAGCTGGATTACTTTCCTTTACAAGCAGCATCTTCTTGCGGTCAGCAGGAGAGAAGAAACCTTTGACTTCAATATACATGGGTTCACCATTGTCTTTGATAAGCTTGAAGTCAGGCTTGTAATGACGAGTTTCTGAAATTATGTACGGAATAGAGTCTTCTTCGTACTTGAAACGAACACGCTTTTCCTTGAGGTAAGACGCGAACTTAAGCTCGGCTCCGCTACGGAAGGCAGTTTTCTTAAGCTTCATTATCGTCGCCCTCGTATTCTTCCTCTTCGGGAGAAAGAGTCCCAAATTCCTTGAAGTTGAACCCCACAGCAGGAGGTTTCTCAGGGCTGTTGTCTAGATAGACCCAACCGATACCCTGTGCAAGACCTTGCAAGCGACCGATGTTCAGATTGATAATAGATGCGTCTTTAGGACTTGAAGCTCTAACTTGGTCAAGCTCTTGAGCAATCTCAAGAATGTGCTGCTGCAGGCTCGCCAGTGTTGCTTTCTTCGGCTCCGTCATTTTTGTTCTTTGTCTGCGGTTCCTTAACTAGTCTCGTGAAATAAGCCATCCCGTCGCTATATTTGTGTTCGATCAATCCCTTTCCATCGTTTGCATCTTTCCAGCACTGATGTTTGAAATCGCAGAAAGAGCAAAGCCTGTGAAGAACGTGATTACCACTCTTGCCGCGAGGGACTTCCGGGTAACACTTCTCATCAGGAGGCGTATCCCTTTCAAGGACAGCCTTGGCTTCATCAATTCGCTTGGACACGTCAGGTACATCAAACGCAGCGTCAAGAATGACACTAGTTAGCTGTCCGTTTTCTTTGTTGACAACAAGGAATGCACCTTCTTTGTCATTATCTTCCATCATGTAAAACCCGAGTTGGTACTTGTAACCAAACGGGTCGTTGGTGTCGTCCCCTAGAAGGAATTCACCCGTATTGAATTTCCTGAATGAGAAGGAAGAAGCAGACTTGACATCGGTGACCATGCCGTCAATGCGACAGTCTTTCTTACCGGACACACCGTCAATCTCAACGCGCTTTTGTTCTTCAGTTACGTAGTGCCCTGTTTCATTAGCTAAACAGATGATAAGGTTTTCAATGATGGACCCGTAAAGGAAGTTGAGCTTGCTCGGTGCAGCAAGCGGTGTACGCTCTTCTCGCGGAGTCTTCAGCGCAAACCAAAGACGCCTTGGCGGAAGCCCAAGATTAGAGGCAACAAGCTTGGGTTCTTTATTGGAGGAATTCTTTTTTCTTCCGCCGAAGGCATCCCGAAAGGTGGCCTCAAGGTTAGCGAGGAGTTCTTGAAGGCCATCTTCCGAGAGTTCCGATTCGGGATTCTCAAGAAAGTCATTAATGTCTTTAATCAAATCCCGAAACTGTGGCATATTGGTTAGACCGCTTCGTTCGCGGCTTCACCCGATGTTGAAGCAGAGCTGGCATCAAAGCCACCTTCCACCGTCTCAAACGGAGACTTGCGTTCGTAAGCAACCAGCTCAAGAACCTGCACCCCCTGAAGAACAGCAGTGATTTCACCTTCACCATAAGTCCACGGCAGGAAACGAACACGCACCTTGGAGTTGTTGCCGACAAGAATATTCTTCGGCACTGTGTTGTTCTTAGCGTCAACAACAACCGGACCTTCCGGGCGCTTTTCATTGACCTTCGACTTGATCGTCACAAACGGGTACTTGTGCTTTTCAGTCGCAGGCTTAATCTTCAGTCCAAGGTCCTTTGCCTTCTTGATCTGATCCTTTTCAGTGAGCATAAGGTCGATCTTGTAGGCAGGAGCGATGCGACGTGCCGGATTACCCTTATCAGGGGAATGCAGGAACGCATACATAGCAAGACCTTCGAGAATTTCAGACTTACGGGGAGTAGTATTAGCCATCTTTTGAGTTTCCTTTTAAAACAACAGTGTTACGCTACGTCATCGGAGAGAGACTTAACGACATCTCCAAGTGTCGGGTAGAAAGTAGACCGCTGGGTCTGAACAGGGGGCCTACCATTTCCCTCCTGAATAATGTACGTCTTCGTAAGAATGAATCCGTTTTCAATAGCTGCCGAATTAAAAGCCACAAGAGTCTGTGTGACTGTTCCCTGCGGCATAATTACTCCATTCATCAATTTCTCCTTTAGTGAATTTCTGCCCAATTTGTACCTATATGAAATTGTCCGTCTAATGGACACTTTGAACCAAGAATTTGACCAGCTTTTTGAATCGAGTTGCGAATTGTTTGACCAACTGCACTGCCCGTGTCTCTCCTTGTCTCTACCAAAAATTCATCGTGCACCATTAGACGTTGCTTGAACCAAACTTTGCTCGTGGTCAACTCAGTCTGGTAAATGTGCATAGCCATTTTCATGATGATTACTTCGAAGGACTGAAGGGCAACAGCCATAGCCTTGTGAGGCTTTTGTTTGTCCAGTTCAACCAAGCGACCGTCAAGACAAGTATGGTACCCAAGATCAACATCTTTGTCAAGGCGTTTCTTGAATGCACGCAGGAAGGGGAATCGTGTGTAGAACCTTTCAAGGAGTTCCCTGCCCTTTTCTTCGTCATCACCACCAAGGATGGAGATAAGCTTCTTTGCCCCGGCACCCATCAAGAATGCATAAATAAATGTTTTAGCAACAGGACGAGAACAACCGAGTACGACAGCATGAACAGTATGAATGTCAACGTCAGGGTTAGAAACAAGAGAAATGTATTCGTTGTCATTCCCATAATGAGCAAGGCCACGTAGCTGAATACCACTGGCGTCGCAATCAACGAAACAATTGTTAAGAACGTCTTCAATGGTGAAAATTTCTCTTGACTCATAGCCCCAAGTTCCTTTTGAACCCCGATCCTTGCTAGGACGAGGGATATTCTGCAAATTAGGACTGTTGGACGACATCCGATGGGTGTTGGCACCAATCGTGTTGACGTAGCCGTGCAGATAGCTGCGGCTGTCCACAGCTTCCATAATTTGCTTACACAGACCATTTCGTGAGTAAGCTGTAAGGTACTCTCCAAGAAGTCTAATTTCTTGAGGAGCGCCTTCAGGTAAGTTTTTGAATGAGTCTTCAGTTACCTTGGGGTTACCTGCGGGTGTTAGTTCCGTAGGTCGCCAACCAAGGTCAAGTAACCGTTCTACCCGTTGTGGAGCGGAATTGAGGTTAAAAGGTTCAAAATAAATGCTAGAAAAAGGACCGCCAATGACGCTTGAATCCAAGTCCGACCCAAAAGATTTTGATGCCCATTGTCCATTTTTAGTTCTCCGTGGATTGTATTCCCTGTTTAGTCTAGGTTTCGGTGCAAATTTGGAAGTAATAAGACGTTCCAGAGCCATATAGTGGCGCTGGGTATCTACAAAAAGTTCGTGTAGTTTCTGGGGATCAATGTAGACGCCATCCCTTCGCTGTTGGGATATGTAATACTGCGCCCAGTGCTCAATATCTATACAAGTGCTTGAAAACCCTCGTAATTCTTTTTCACGGAGTTCCTTGTAAATTCGCTCTTGTATCAACACATCGTTTGAGCACCTTTCGACCATGATAGGACTGAACGTAGCCCATTGGTCGTCATCAATCTCGGTCTTGATTATACCAAACTTATTACCCCAAGCCTCCACGCTGTGCCCTCCAGAGCGCACTGGACGGGCCAAACGGGACAGGACGTATGTATCCCGCACTTCGATATTAGGGTCGTTCCAGACGTCTATATCAAGCAGCACCTTGAACCAATGGAAGTCAAAGTCGATACCATTGTGGAAGACAAGACGCATCTTGCCTTGGTCAGCAAGCCACCCCTTAAGAAGGCTCAAGGGAAGGCTGTTGGGAATACTACTTTGGTAGTAGTCGTTAACGAATACGGTGGGGGGAGTATCCTTGCCGTACTCTTTGAGGCAAACCGTCCAGAACTTATCTGGGGTAAGTGAGTTCGCCTCCGAGTCGCCTACGAATATCTTCATACTTCCTCATTCTGTTCAAGACCTCCGTTATACCGGGTTTCCTCTTCAGCAATAAGCTTTTGGGTTTCGGCGAAGGTGTGCGATTTCAGGCGAGATGATATCTTGTCCCAGATCAAATAGCAAGCTGGTCCGGTTTCCCCCGTGTACCTATTCTTGAGAATACGAAGGGTTGTAAGATTACGCTCGACCTTGTTCTCTGACTGACCGTTACGCTCCAGACCAACAACGATGTCGGACAACTGGCCGATACCAGCACTGCCACGAAGCTGTGACAACGAGGTAACACCGCCCTCTTCATGGGATACGGAGTCATTTGACCTACGCAGATGCGATACAAGGAACAGACAGATGTCCAATTCTTGGACAAGTGTCCGCAGTCGCGTCATAATTGCATCCAAAGTCTTTCGTTCATCGCCGCTAGAGCCATCAGAGACGATAATACTGATATGATCCAAAAAGATATACTTGGCTCCAAAGTTGTTCGCCACAAAGCGTACCTGATTGCATACAGAATCGACGTCATTAGAGCCAAAATGATCCCAAAATATCCAACGATCATTGCCAAATACATTTTTCCACGCTTCCTCTTTCTTGGTTGCATCTACCTGATTCTCGGGAAGACGCAAGTTTGTGTTAAGTTCAAGACCTACAATGTCCTTAACTGTTCGTTTCAGTGACTCTTCAAGAAACATTATTCCAATCTTGGAATTCGGGACATTCTTGAAGATGTGGTACGCAAGCTCACGAAGCACCGCAGTCTTGCCTACACCGCTGCCCGCAGTGAAGACAATCAGCTCGCTGGTACGGATACCGTGAAGCATTTCGTTCAGACCATCCCAAGGATACGGAATAGACTGCGCTTCCTTTTCGTTCATCAGGATGTCGTAGGTAGCACTGCCCGTCACAAGCCCTTCCGGGGTGTGTGCTTTGCTGCGCCACCATTCGTTGGAGAACAGCTTGCTCAGTTCAC